CAATATCAGTCAACTATCCTTTCTTTTTCAAGCCTATACAGGATGGAATGGACAGGCCGAAGACAGAGTTGGCATACAGAGTACCAGCGTCTAGGCTTACAAGAAAAAAGCTTACCACAGCTACCAGTGATCAACCGGAAGAACTTACCGGTCTTGATACAACTATCGATTGGAAAAACACCGGTGATAATTCGTATGACGGTGAGAAATTAAAACTTCTTGCACATGATGAATCAGGTAAGTGGGAAAGACCAGATAATATATTAAATAACTGGAGAGTAACTAAAACAACTCTAAGATTAGGTAGTAGAATCATAGGTAAGTGTATGATGGGTAGTACTTGTAATGCACTAGATAAAGGTGGTGATAATTTTAAGAAATTATATTATAACTCTGACGT